TGAGTAGGTACCGGACAACCGCCTACGCATTTGCTATTTGCAAATAGCAAACAAGATCCTAACGCTGTGTGACTTGCCGAACTCGGATGAAGCATCTTTTGCCCTGCGCGGGCAAAGTGTGACCATTGAATCTGGATGAATGCTTAATCGCTTCGCTCTTGAATTTAAAAAAAGTTGTTGAACGAAGTGAAAACAACTGATCTACGAAGTAGATCATTCAAGTAGATTTAACTCTTTGATTTTTTGAATGTAATGTGATTGACCTGCTGATATCATTGTATTCCAATCTTTGGAAGCATTGGTATCTGCTTGGTCACTGACAAATTTCCAACAACTAAATTTGATTTTGTTAGATATGCACACTTTGGCAATGGCATAGGCTTCCATGTCAACTAAATCGGCATCAATATCTAATTTAGGGTTTGTCACAAAGTTGTCGCCTGTGGAACAAGTAAGCCCTGAACCGCCAACATCTAGAATTATTGGTAGGCTATCAAAAGGAGTTTGACCTGGTGCCATTCCTAAATCGCAACACAACATGTCCCGTTGTACAAACTTTGTGACCTGATACAGGCCTGGTAGTACAGTTATGCCTCCGGCTGTGCCAAAGTTAATAACGTGTTTTGGTCTAAATCCTTCGATTAAACGTGCGGCAGCAGCAGCGGCATTGACTTTACCAACTCCGGTGAAAAATACATTCATGTAATTTTTTATTTCTGGTGCTTCTTCGGGCAAAGCCAGTAATATAAGATTATTCATAATTTAACAGTGTATCTAGATGTATTTGTTGTTGCAGTAGTTGTCGACGACCGGGCAAAAATTCCAAACAAATCATAACACCACACCCAACATCTTTGACAGACCAATTTGATCTAATAAGTTTGGCAGTTGCTACGGCAGTACCTCCGGTAGCAAGTATGTCATCAACAATGTAAGGCCTTGGGCCTACTGGACTGTTGTGTTTGATGCTTATGGTATCTTGACTGTACTCAGTATCATAAGTTTGCGAATAAACTTTTCCGGGTAGCTTGTCTTTTTTCCTGGCCAAGATCAAAGGCAAACTCAAAGTTTTTGCAGCCACCGCAGCAAACGGAAATCCTCTGCTTTCCACAGCAACTATACTGGATGCACTGAAGTTTTTGATTTGTAAACTAAGCCAGTTAGTGGCCTGTGCAAAAACTTTGGGGTTTTCAAGTATACCAGTGACGTCTAAGAAGTTAACTCCTGCTTTGGGCCAGTCTGGTACAATAGGAATATAATCTTTGAAATTCATACAAATGTATCTGGCCAATCGCGAAACAGGGCATGTTGAATGTTGCCTGACACAAACTGATTAAAGCTCTTGTGTTTGACTTCTAGTTCGCCTTCCAGTGGAGCCACACGACGAAATGCTGATTCCATCTGTGCCATGTCGCGGAACTCCATTATAATCATCCACTCTGGCATGTCGGCTATGCTTCGAAATCCCATTTTACATCTTGTGATTCTGTAGCTTTCCATTTTGTCCTCGGCTATGAGGTGGGCGAAGAAGCTCTTCATCCCATTCACCCACTCCAGGTCCGTGATGTCTCCTTCTTTGTCTGCCCAAATTGTATAGAGATCCATATTCATCCTTTGTTAATAAGTTGTGTTGTTGTATGTGATTATACAACAGTTCGGCCCAGGCTCGATTAGCATCTGAACCATAGTGAAATTTACCAGGTGTTATTTCGTTGTAGCCTTGATAACGACACCAGTTACAGTAGTTAAATGTTATTTGATACGGCTTGAGATAAAACTCAGCCCAGTCAAATGTAATCATTTCTCGGTCACACCTCAAAGACAGCGCACAATTGAAAAACAAATGCGGAACACCAAAGTAAAACAGTTCTGTGTGCAAGTTATAGATTACATTGTTATAATACTTGGACATAGCACCAATGAAGTCGCTGTTTTTTGATAGATAATCAATGTAATATTTTTGTCTTTGAGAACCAAATTGTTCTGGATATTGCGATTTCAATGAGTTAGAACTGCAATAACTTCCGTCAACAAACCAATCTTCTTTGTGCCACTCAGTGAATCCTATTACTATCAAGTCTGGCCAAGCATTGTTTTGTTTGCACTGTGAGATCAAAGATTGTGTACGCTGTAAAATTTGATTGTTACTACTGTCTTCAAGGGCTTGATTGACAACAGTGGCATTGTACATTGTTCCGAGATGTGCAGCCATGCTCTGTGTAGATGGGTCACTTAATTCAGATCCATAAACATGGCTGCCGCCGTCAAAGTAAATCATCATGTCATTGGTCCCAGAATTTCAAATCCGTCTATTTCACTTTTATACAAATGTGCTTGCTCTAGATATAGATATTTGTAACCACGTTCTTTGTAGATTGCACATTCAGTTTTCATTGTTTCAATGCCCAGCCGTGATTTAGGTTTGTGGTAAGTCCATGCAAATTGATCGCACAGTGCATTGTGAGGATCAAATCTTCGTATAAGACTCCATGCAACCAGTTTGTCAGCGTCGTAATAACCGATGATGTCGGACATGGGATCACAGTAGCGACTATGAAACATAGGCATCACTGATGCAAAGTGCTTGTAGATACAGTAAGTTCTGTAGATATCATCTAGTTGTGCCAATGTTGCAGGCTCACGACTTTCAATGAACTTCCACGTTACAGTGGGTTCATAGTTGGTTTGACTCAAATCAATTCTAGCAAACTGGTATGTCATAGTCTAGGATCCTCGCGATGTCTAAACAATGCTTGCAGATAATTTTCGGGCCATGAATCATAAAATCCTTTGGCTGCTATTAAACGTGCTCGAGCATTTAAGTCGCTTAAACTTTGTACCAAGACTAGAGCATAAGTTCCTTGGTTCATGATCACACCATTGACATTTTCCTCATCATTGGGATGATCCTCTAATGCCAATATGTCTGCCCGCAACAAGTGTTCTTGATTGGCTGATTCTATGCTGGCAGCAAACAAAGGATGTGGCCACTCCTGAGGATCGTATGCATAGATAATAACTTCTCGATCGCCCATGCCCCAACGTGCTCGATTTTTTAAATCATAGTAAGGATCCATGCCCAAGAACACATCATAGCTTTGTTTGAGTCGTGCTGACCGTGCATAAGGACAGGGCGGAAAACCCCCCAAGGCCGGATGCGGAACTTCTACAAAGTTCACTATCCATGATTCTATGTCTTTTTTAACTTGCTCTAAATCCATTAGAAGAATGGTAAGTTTGATTTTTTTGTGGTTTCGATGTTTTCTTTGGCAATCTCAGAAATCATAGTTCTTTCCTTGACGCTCATGTTCATTACTTGTTCGTAAGTGACACCACCTCGCATGTACCAAATAAGTTTTAAATTTTCTTGGCGTATTTGATCTGCCTCCCTTTCCATCTTGTCAACCATGTCAGAAATTTCTTCCGTGGTCATGGTTAGGAGGCTTTGTCGAAAAAACTTGTTTGGTCCAGTGTTAGTTGTTGTTCGTACTCGTGCTCGCAGTTAGAGCATTTGATCTTCAGCGGAGGCATGTCACTGCTTTCGCGCAGTTTTACCACGTGATCTCTAATGGCATTGAATAACTCTCGATCGCAGTTTTGTAAAAACTCTTCTATATATTCAGGTTCTACTACCATGTTGTTGGGAGTTTTGATGGCTGCAATGTTGTGCTTCAATGCTTTCATAGTAAGCTCAGTGATTTTATCCATGGCTTGATTCAGTAGGTCAAGTTTTTTAGTTTCTTCTAAATCACTGGCGTAGATGCTTTGAACAGTTCTTTGTTGTTCAAATAACACAGCGGTATTTTTGTTGCTTTCTTCGTAGTTCATAGGTTTGAAAGCAAATGTTAGGTCTCCTATGACCAAGGTCTGTGAGTAATCCATGGGCTGGATACCATCTATCAGCACTCTTAGATCAGTTTCGTATTCATTGGTTTCGTTGCATGAAGGGCAAGTTGACCCTACATCCAGTGAATGACCATAACTGGCAATGCGAATGCTTGTAAGCAACGTGTTAACATCCACACTGGGCATGGCCCAGGCATTTCTGATATTTGGTACACAGCTCTGAATCACATTGACCACTGCTTGACCATTGAACAGTGCATCTGGTGTTCTATATGTAATTTCGTCCAATGCAGTCATTGGATAAACTGGATATTCTCCAGTGGGGGTGAGCTCAATCGCATTTTTTGGGTAGAAACTACCCTGGCTTGGCAGCCGAACGTAGATAGCAGGTTGTCTAAAATATTGAGCTAACGGATTAGATGAATTTGGCATTTTTTTGACCCATAAATATACTTCTACTTATAGGTAAAAACCATGGCTGATGTAAATCTCGAACTCGAAGCAGTAATGCGCCAAGTCAACAGCGACTTAGCCACATTTGGAAGAATAACTGCTTCCACGGCTGACCAACTCAGAGACGCACAAGTAGGTGTCAGAGGATTCAGTAATGCTGTACGCGAAGCTCCCAAAGCCATGGGCAAAGCTGCCGGGGACATGGCCAGTGCCATGTATCGTGGTGCCCAAAGTAGCAAAGCATTTAATTCCAGTATTGATGCCATGGCCGACGCAGCAGACAAGGCTGCCACTGTTCTTTCAGCGTTAATACCTGGTGGTCCACTGGCCAGAGCATTGATTTTTGGTCTGGGTAAACTGGTTGGTGCTGTAGGCAGTGCTGCCAAAGTGGCCTTGGAACAAAGTGATGCAACTTATCAAGCATTTACACAACTCAGTAGAGCAGGTGCTATAGGTGCTCAAGGCACAACAGGATTGGCAACCGCGGCTCAGCGTGCCGGTTACAATTTGTTGGAACTGGGCGATGTTATTGAACAGATCAACGGCATTGCACCTGAGCTAGCGTCTTTGGGTGGCACAGTGGCTCGCGGGGCTGAAGTAATTCATAACATGAATGCTGAAGCCTACAAAATGGGCGAAATGTTCCAGCGGTTGGGTATGATGCCGGCTGAACAAAGAGCTTTGGTTGCTCAGTTTGCTAAACAGCAAATCATGACTGGTCGACAGTTAGTCGGCACATTTGACGCCAGCGCTCAAGCCATTAAAAACTTTACATACGAAACTGAAGCACTGACTCGACTCACTGGTCAACAAAGACAACAACAGCAATCGTCACTTGAACGTGCTATGGCCAATGAAGTGTTTGCCTCCACAATAAATCGTTTGCGACTCAACAAAGAAGAGCAAACTGCTCAGCAATTGGAGTTTGTAGCCAAGCTCACTGGTGGATTTAGCGAACAAATGCAGTCGGCCATTGCAGATATGGCTGCTAATCGTGGGCTGGTAAGCGAAGATGCAGCCAAGTTAAATCAAGCCTCCATGGGTGAAATGCAAAGGTTTATGCAACGAATCCATGCTGGCGAATTCAAAAATCAACAAGAGATCACAGCAGGGTTCTACGAAGTTCTTAGAGGAATGAATCAATTCTACGGCGCAGTAGGAAACACTGCTGCCAGTATGAAGGTGTTAGGACAGAACAGCATGTCCAATGCTGACTTTCTCAAAGTGCAGGCCATGCTGAACCAAAATGTTGCTAGATCTATGAAACTGGCCACTGGGGAAGTTCAAGATCTTGCTGAAGGACTAGATCCGTTGACCGCTGGACAAGCCAAACAAGTTCAGATACAGCGTCAATTAACAACCAATCTACAGGCATTGACACAAATTGCAGTTCCGGCCGCAGTAGATGGACTCAATGCTACTGCTTCAGCAGCCAATGCAGCGGCCGAAGCATTGCTGGGATTGGTTGGTAAAACTCCTGAACAACGTGCTAGAGAGAATTTGCCCAGCACACCTGGTGCACCGGGCATGGGCGGGCAAGCACCGGGCGGAGCCACAGGACCATTCAATAGAATGCCCGAAACTCCTGGAGTTGTATTGAGCCCGCAACAATTAGCAACTTTGGAAAAAGTTAGAAACCTCATCGCTCGAGTTGAAAGTGAAGGTGGTGGTACAGTGGGTTCTGGTTATACCAAGTTAGTCGGGGGCAAGACACAGGAAAATCTAACTGATATGACCTTGGCACAGGTACTGCAATTGCAAAGTCAAATGGGCGGCGGCGGTGCAGTAGGTCGTTATCAGATTCAGCAAAAAACTCTAGAAGATTTAATTACTGCATTAAAACTAGACAAAGAAAAAGACAAATTTGATCAAGCCATGCAAGACAAGTTGGCAAACTTTTTGATTACCAGCCGAGGAGGATTCAAACAGTATGCAGACCAGGATCCTGCAGGAACCAATGCACAAGCAAAAATGGATTTGGTTAGAAGACTAGCACCTACCTGGAGAGGACTACCGAACCGTGCTGGTATGAAACGCGGCGAAGAAACAGACCAGTACGGAAACAAAGCAGGCATTAGCATGGAAGAGGCTGTTCAAAGTTTTGCTCGAGGTGGTATTGCACGTGGCCCTGACACTGGTTATTTTGCAAACTTGCATGGCAACGAAGCTGTGGTACCGTTGCCAGATGGTAGAACAATCCCAGTGATCATGCAAAATGATTTCAGCGACATTAGAAAAAATTCAGCAGAAATGGATCAGTTTGTCAGTGCATTGTCTAGAGAGATTACCACAGCAGTACAGAATGCCGCAAACTCAATTGCTACCAATATGCAACTACAACCCATCTTGTCTGCACTGCAAGACCTCACTAGATATCAACGTGAAAACGTTGCAGTCAACGAAAAGATGCTACGCAACAGTGTTGGCTAACGGTAAATAATTCACTATGGCAGAACCAAAATCTCAAGGCGGCTGGAAAAAATATTTCAAAGTTGCTGACACTTCGGGCATTATGAGCCCAATCAACGGCGGGCGTGATGGGCAAGGCCTGCCCGGATATGGCCGCAACAACGGTTTATCGAACACCAATGAGTTTGTGTTCCGTAACTATGCTAGCCGATTGCCTGAGGTTTATTCTGGCCACCCTAACCGAATTGAACGTTATAATCAATATGAAAACATGGATTTAGACTCAGAAGTCAATGCATGTTTGGATATTATTGCTGAGTTTTCAACACAAAAAAACAAGCAAAACGGACTGCCATTTGAGCTAGATTACAACGATAAACCTACAGACAGCGAAGTCAAGATCCTAAGCAAACAACTACAACAGTGGGTCAAAATCAACAAATTAGACCAGCGTATTTTCAAACTGTTCCGCAACACTATCAAGTACGGTGATCAAGTGTTTGTACGTGACCCAGAAACATTTGAAATGTACTGGGTAGACATGAGCAAGGTTGCTAGAGTGATTGTGAACGAATCAGAAGGCAAGCGCCCTGAGCAGTATATCATTCGTGACATTAACCCCAACTTTCAAAGCATGAGCATTGCTCAAAAGACCACTACAGACTATATGACCAATCCTGTAACAGGTACCATTGCTGGCAGTGCAAACTACACCATGCCCAATGGCGGCACTGGCGGCGGGGTAGGCAACAGTCGCTTTATGCAGGCCATGAACGAAGTTTGTTTGGATGCCAAGCACGTGGTTCACATGAGTTTGAACGAAGGTTTGGATGTATTTTGGCCCTTTGGACGATCAGTTCTAGAACAAATTTACAAAGTTTACAAGCAGAAAGAACTGCTGGAAGATTCAATTCTTATCTATCGTGTGAGTCGTGCTCCTGAGCGCAGAATCTTCAAAATTGACGTTGGTAACATGCCTAGTCACCTTGCTATGCAGTTTGTAGAGCGTGTGAAAAACGAAATGCATCAGCGTAGAATCCCCACTGTCACAGGTGGCGGTGCCAACATGATGGATGCCAGTTATAACCCACTTAGCATCAACGAAGATTACTTCTTCCCAGTTACAGCCGAAGGTCGCGGTTCCAGTGTAGACACACTGCAAGGCGGTCAGAATCTAGGCGAAATTGACGACTTAAAGTATTTCAACAACAAAATGGCTCGTGGTTTACGTGTGCCATCAAGCTATTTGCCCACAGGCCCAGATGACTCAGATCGTGCATTCACTGACGGCAAAGTAGGCACAGCACTGATACAAGAATACAGATTTAATCAGTACTGCGAACGTTTGCAAGCATTGATTGTGCAAAAATTAGACGATGAATTCAAGATGTTCTTGAAATGGCGTGGATTTAACATTGACTCTGGTTTGTTTAGAATCAAATTTAATGCACCACAGAACTTTGCTAGTTATCGCCAGGCTGAACTTGACACTGCTAGAATCAATAGTTTTACAAGTTTAGAACAATTGCCTTACATGTCAAAGCGTTTCTTACTTGAAAGATTCTTGGGTCTTACCGAAGATGAAATCAAAGAAAACGAAGAAATGTGGCGAGAAGAGCGTGATGAACCAGAATTGGCCACACAAAGCGGACAAGACTTACGCAGTGTGGGCATCACTCCAGGCAACTTAGAAACAGATGTTCAAACTGGTCAGGAAATGACCAATATTGAACCAGCCAATGCAGTGGGCACACCTCCAGTGTCTCCGGGTGCTGCCGCCGCACCAGCCCCAGCCGGCGGAGTTCCAGGCGCAGGATCGGTATAAATATCACTATGTTACTACAAGAGTTTTGGAAAAAAGAACCAGAAGCATATCAAGACGTTGCGCAAGACAATGCGCAGACTACCAAGTACGACCTTCGCAAAACTCGTTTAACTCTACGCCAACTCAACAAATTACGTAAAATGAACGACGTAAGAACTTTTGAATATAAAGAAAAACTAAAATTAGTTCGTAAACAATATTCTCCCCCACCCGCACCTATGGCATAACGGCAATTTATTGCCTTTTTTCGCCTGTAAACCGCATAGTTTTCTCCTCTTGTGTAAATAAACACATACTTTTCCTATAGGAGTTTTCTATGAACAAATTTGAGCAATTGATCGAATACGTGATCAATGATGAAGAGCAAAAAGCTCGCGAACTGTTCCATGACATCGTTGTGGCCAAGAGTCGTGAGATTTACGAGAATATCATGGCTGAAGAAGCCGAAGAAGAGCTAGACGAAGCCAAAGACGAGGAAGAACTCGACGAAGCCGCTGACGAAGAGCTAGACGAAGCCAAAGACGAGGAAGAACTCGACGAAGCCGAAGAAATGGAAGAAGGCGCCATGGGCGGCGACGCTAGTGACGATTTGATTGACGAAGTTGAAACCGAAGAACAGTCTGACATGAACATGGAAGGCGAAGGCGACGACGAAGTTGAAATTGACGTAGACGGCGGAGCAGAAGGCGGCAGCGAAGAGCCTGCTACCAAAGACGACATTATGAATTTAGAAGACAAACTGGACCAACTCATGGCCGAGTTTGAAGATTTGATGGCTGGCGACGGCGACGATTTCAAATCTGATGAAGGTGGCGATGCTATCGAAATGGATGACACAGAAGAGTTTGAAATGGACGAATCTGGCATGATGGAAGCTGTGAGTTTAAAGGCAGCCCCTAAGCCAGTGACTTCTGAAGAAGGCGGCGTCAACAAGAAGTCTACTGTGGCCGCAAATGCTGGCGCAAAAGGCCCAGTTGGTAGCACAGTAAAGCCAGTTAGCACTGGTGGCGAAGGTGGTGGCAAGCATGACGCCGCTGGCGCTTACAGCAACACTACCAAAGAGTTGATTGGTAAAGTTGGTAACACACCTGCACAAGGCACACAAAAGCCAACCCCTGCTACCAAGCCACACTTGGCACAGGCTACTGGTGTTAATACCAAGAGCCCAGTTGCAAAGGCCTAATTAACAAATGAAAACCCTAAGAGAACAACTTACGTTTAGCCAAGCTCGTATCCAGGTTTCGGAAGAAACCGATATGAGCGGGGGTAAGAACCTGTATCTCAAGGGCATCTGCATTGAAGGCGATGTTCGCAATGCCAATGATCGTGTATATCCGGTACGTGAAATAGCCAAGGCTGTGAATACTATTAACAAGCAAATTGTTGAAGGCAACTCTGTGCTAGGAGAAGTAGACCATCCTGATGATTTAAAAATCAATTTGGATAGAGTATGCCACAGCGTAGAAGAAATGTGGATGGACGGAAACGCCGGTTGCGGCAAGCTAAAGATTTTACCAACCCCCATGGGCGAGTTAATCAAAACTTTGTTGCAATCTGGTGTGAAGTTAGGAGTTTCCAGTCGTGGATCAGGTAATGTCGACGACCGAACAGGACACGTTAGTGACTTTGAAATTGTCACTATTGATGTAGTTGCCCAACCCAGCGCACCCAATGCGTATCCAAGAGCAGTGTATGAGAGCATGATGAATATGAATTATGGTCATAGACTGTTGGAGATCGCTCGTGAAGCCGGCGAGGACAATAGAGTGCAAAAGTATCTCAGAAGTGAAGTTGTAAAACTCATTAGAGATCTTAAGATCTAAGGAGAATCTAATAATGTTAGATGCAATCAAACCATTGCTAGATAGTAACCTGATCACCGAGGAAACTCGTCAAGAGATCAATGAAGCTTGGGAAGCCAAGCTAAATGAAGCTCGTGAACAGGCTCGTGCAGAACTCCGTGAGGAATTCGCACAACGCTATGAGCATGACAAACAAGTAATGGTTGAAGCCCTAGATAAGATGGTAACAGAAGGTCTAGCCGCAGAACTTCAAGCCGTTGCTGCTGAAAAGCAAGCATTGGCAGAAGACCGCGTCAAGTTCCAAAGCAAAATGAAAGAATCAGCACAGAAGTTTAACGGCTTCTTGGTTACTAAATTAGCAGAAGAAATTGGCGAACTGCGCAAGGATCGCAAAATGCATGCCGAAGGACTAGAAAAGTTGGAAAACTTTATAGTACATGCATTGGCTCGTGAAATCACTGAATTCGCAAAAGACAAGCGTGATGTTGTTGAAACAAAAGTGCGTCTGGTTCGTGAAGCACGTAGCAAACTTGAAACTCTCAAGGCTAAGTTCGTAAAAGAATCTAGCGAAAAGATGAGTCAAGCTGTTAGCCGTCATCTCAAGGCTGAACTTACTCAGTTGCAAGAAGACATCAAAATTGCTCGTGAGAACAATTTTGGTCGTCGTATCTTTGAAGCATACGCAGCAGAATTTGGTGCTACTCACCTCAATGAGAAAGCCGAAGTTCGTCGTTTACACGACCTGTTGGCCCACAAAGATCAGCAATTGGCAGAAGCCATTGAACTCACCGAAAAGGCGAAAGTCGTCGTTGAGTCTAAGAACCGTGAACTACGTATGGTCAAGGAATCCAACGAGCGCGAAGCAACAATGCGCGAGCTCCTAGGTCCTCTCAACGAGGAAAAAGCCGAAGTCATGCGCAATTTACTGGAAAGCGTTCAAACTAACCGTTTGAAGTCAGCATTCGAAAAGTATCTCCCAGCAGTTCTGGAAGACCGTTCTGTAAAAGCCAAAAAGGTGATTGCAGAATCAGTGACCGAAGTTACTGGAGATAAAACTGTTCCACAACAGCCTGAGGCAGAAGAGCGTAACAACGTGATCGATCTCAAGCGTTTGGCAGGGTTATAATTTTTAACATAGGAGACTTAAATGTCACAAGAACTATTAGAAAGTCGCTGGGGCGAGACCAAAGAAGCTCTGCTTGAAGGTTTGAACGGCACCAAGCGCAACAGTATGAGCGTGATCCTTGAGAACACACGCAAGTACTTGAAGGAAAATGCAAGTGCAGGTTCTACTGCATCTGGCAACATTGCTACACTTAACCGTGTGATTCTTCCAGTGATCCGTCGTGTTATGCCAACCGTTATTGCTAACGAGTTGGTTGGCGTTCAGCCAATGACTGGTCCTGTTGGTCAAATCCACACTCTGCGTGTTCGTTACGCTCAGAGCTTGACTGACAACAGCGCCGCTGCTACTTCTGTATCAGCCGGTGAAGAAGCCTTGAGCCCATTCAAGATCGCTACTGCATACTCTACAGTTCCTGCAAGCACTGCTACTGCTACTGCTTACACTGGCGGCAACACAGCCACCATGGAAGGTACTGGCGGTAAGCAAATCAGCGTACAAATCTTGAAGCAAGCCGTTGAAGCTCGCACACGTAAGTTGCAAGCTCGTTGGACTTTTGAAGCTGCTCAAGATGCTCAAGCAATGCATGGTATCGACGTAGAAGCCGAAATCATGGCTGCTCTAGCACAAGAAATTACTGCTGAAATCGACCAGGAAATCCTGTTGAGCCTCCGCAGCTTGGCCGCTACTGAGTTTACATACAACCAAGCTACCGTTTCTGGTACTGCTACATTCGTTGGTGACGAACACGCTGCTTTGGCTGTGTTGATCAACCGTGTTGCTAACTTGATCGCCCAACGTACACGTCGTGGCGCTGGTAACTATGCTGTTGTTTCTTCAGCCGCATTGACTGTTCTTCAGTCTGCTACTACTTCTGCTTTTGCTCGTACCACAGAAGGTACCTTCGAAGCACCTACCAACACCAAGTTTGTTGGTACATTGAACGGCGCTATGCGTGTGTTCGTTGACTCTTATGCTAACGATACAACTCCTGTATTGGTTGGTTACAAGGGTTCAAGCGAAGCCGACGCTCCAGCATTCTACTGCCCATACATTCCTTTGATGAGCAGTGGTGTTGTTCTTGATCCAACAACATTCGAACCAGTCGTATCATTCATGACACGTTATGGTTACATCGAATTGACAAACACTGCATCTAGCTTCGGCAATGCTGGTGACTATGTTGGCGAGATCGCTGTGTCTAACCTTTCATTCTCCTAATCAGAGAATCCAACCCAGGGATGGGAAGGAAGAAAAGCCCCGAGAGGGGCTTTTTCTTTGGCTTAATTTTCGTCGTCCTCTTCGTATATTTCTTCAATCCATTTTTCTTTTGAATCGTAGAACTTATAATACGGTTCGTTTGGAGCAAGAATACGGAAACCATTGGGATACTTCAATGCCGCAAATGTTGCTTCGTCTTTTTTCAGTAGATCACAGACCACAAAACTAGTGCCACAACTGCCTTCAACATTTTTGAATGTTGAATGTTTGAATTCGTTACCGGCTAACGCCTTGTGCATCGGTCCTCCCCAGTTAAACAGTATACGAGTGATGCCTAGTTTTTGATTTCGCAATCTAAACTTGTCGTAGATAGTAAGTTCAGTCAGCGTAGCACAGTTGTTGTCGTCAATGACCAACAACGCTTCTTTAAACTTGAGACTGCCTTTGGTGTGTGAGTTGTCGGGAGTTTCTTTGGTGCTCCAAGTTAGTTTTGCGTCAACATGGTCAACATAAAAAGTTTCACCGTGTGTTTTCAAAACCCACATTGGTATGGTTTGGTCTTCTAAGTGTTTCTTGTTGAAGTGGAACACTACATCTCTGCAAGCATATTCAATCTAGGCCATGGTAATCTCCTTTAAAAATTTTAGCCAAAATAAAACCCGTCACATCCAGGCTGGTCAATCCAGGAGAAGTGCGGGTTCAATAGTATTAGTTTAACGACCTATTTCATAATAATATTTAGTAGTATTGGTGCGCTAGGTGGGAATTGAACCCACTACTCGGAGTTTTAGAGGCTCTTGCTTGACCAGTTAGCTTCTAGCGCATGTGTGTATTATAACACTTAAACTTTAAACCACGATAGGAATTGGCTCATTTTGTTAGTTACGCTTTGCCAATCGTCCTGAACAGGTTGTCTAAACAGTCTGGCTGAGTTATACCAAGGGCTGTCGTCGCGGTTCAATAACCAACGCCAGTCCACTGCAAACTTATTAAGGCCGATCCATACAGGTTTGCCCAATGCACCGGTCAAATGACTCACTGCTGTGTCCACGCCGATGACTACGTCTGTGTGGGTGATCAATGCCGCGGTGTCAGCAAAACTGGCAATGGTATTTGGAAACAGCCTAACACCTAACTTTTCAAGTTTTGCTGATTCTTCATCGTTGGCATCAATTTGTAAATTGATCCATTCGTGCTGTGGATGCTTGGCAATCATGTCAGTGATCACTTCGAACGGCATGCCCTTGTGTTCATTTAACCAGTTGTCTTTGCGCCCGCTCCAACAAAATCCAATTCTCATGCGCTTCTTTGGACCCAACCGTTCGAGCCATTCTTTTTGACGTATACCACTGGCGTTGATATAGTTAACTGGCTTTGGTAAAGTTTCTAATGTAATCCCTAGTATGCCCGGAATGCTCATGATAGGAGTCCAGTAATCAAATGCTGGAGGTTCGTCTGTGTAGTTGCCAACCCAATTGATTACACCGCTGTGAGTAAACATAGGAATTAAACCAGCAGTGACCTGGAACAAAATTTTTGCACCCATGACATGCAGGTTAAACAAGAATCTGCAGAATTGAATGTTGTCTCCGTGGCCTTGTTCGCCAACTACCAAAATAGTTTTGTCTTTGAGATCTTGTCCAGTCCAACGTGGCTGCTCAAATTTTGGTAATGTACCAGCCAAATGCTCATAGTTCCAACGAGTTTCGTACTGTGGCCATCCTCGAACGTAGTCGCCCATTAGCAAATAAGTTACGGCCAAATTAAATTGTGCAGTTGGATTATGTGGTTCTAAAGCAATTGCATGCTGTAAAAATGGTACCGCACGTTCGGGTCTGCCAATTTCTCTCATGACATTTCCGTAGTTGTTCCATGCGGCTGCATAATCTGGATCTTTGACAAAAACCTCTGCATAACACTCAAGTGCTTTTTCGGGGTGATGTTCTGCTCTGTGTTGGTTACCAAGTTCAATGAGTTCGTTGCTGTTCATGGCTATATTTACGGTCTATAGGTATTGTATGATAGATTTTGCTAAATACAGAGTTCGCAATTCGGCGACTTATGCAGTAACCACTGCGTAGCGGCTAGAACCCGCATTGGGCTTCTATAAGGAGAAATCAAATGGGAAGAGCTCTTAAAATTCAGAAAACAAACGTTGGCGCAGGAACCACAGTTTCTGGCAATGTTACTTCATACAATCAAAACGTACTAACAGATGCTGGTTATCCTACCTTTGGTAGTTTGACAGCTCCGGTTTATAACTCAGCCGGTACACTGAGTTCAACTGAGTATCTTGGCGTTGTTGGTGGTTCTCCAGCAACTTCAACTGCCAGTGCTACCTATCCAGAAATTTCTTGCTTGGTTAACATTTCGTTGGTCGATGGATCAGACAGTTACACTGCTACAAGTTCATACACAGGTCGTATCATCCGTCAAAAAGGCAGTCACAAATTCTTGGTTGCTGCCACAGGTGCAACCATTGCTGACGAAGACATGTTAGTGGGACAAGCATATCAAATTGCTGCTCTTGGTACAACAAATTGGCAATCATGCGGTGCACCGGCTGGTGCAGCCGTAGGTGATGTGTTTACTTGCACAGCAGACAATGGTGCTGGAACCGGCACAGTTTATGCAGTAGGTCAGTGTGTACTAGCCAATGATTCCACACCATCAGCCGGTTACATGGCCATTGGTTTCTCTGTAGGCGACAGCTCTGCTGTGTACGCATCTTATATTACCAACAAGTGGATTCGTGATTGGAACGGCATGACCTATGGCAACTACAGTGATTCAAACACTGGAACCAACAACTACTCAAGTGAAAACTTCTATCCAACTAACTTCTTCACAGACGAAGGCACAGTTACATGGTCTGGCGCTGAAGTTATCGGCGGAGCACAGGCACAAAACGGTACTTTGCAATTGGCACAAGTTGACAAAGTCACAAGTTAATTTGATTTAACTTCTGGATCCTCCTAGCTAATTACTAGGAGGATTTTTTATGACTGTGGCATTTGTATTAGGAAATGGTGTAAGCAGACAGCAAGTGGACTTGTCTGAGTTAAAAAAACACGGAACCATTTATGGTTGTAATGCATTGTACAGGGACTTTACACCTGACGTGCTAATAAGCACAGATACTCCTATCAGCGAAGCAATACAGAATTCTGGATATGCATTGTCAAACACAATGTACACTAGAAAACCTATTGCTGGATCTGGAGCAAAACTTATACCTCAAAATTATTTTGGGTATAGTTCTGGACCTATTGCACTGGCTCTGGCCACTGAAAGAGATTACCCAGTGATATACATTATTGGTTTTGACATGGGGCCTGCAGCCAATGGGAGATTCAACAACATTTATGCAGACACTGAGTTTTATAAAAAAAGTTCTAGCACACCCACTTATACTGGAAACTGGGCCAGACAGATGGCATCAGTAATGACTGAGAACCGTAGAAAAAATTACATCAGAGTTTGTGGACCAACCACAGCAACCGTACAAGAATTTAAAAAAATTCCAAATTTGTTAAACATGCCTATGTCTGAATTCTTAGAACGTATCAAAAACAATCAATTATAACGCCAAAAGTTAGGTCACCGTTTGGGAGATAAATACCCAGAGGAATTCTAACGGCATGACACAGCAAATTATAAACGTTGACGGTGCAGGCGAATCACTGCGAACAGCATTTGAGTCCGTAAACAATAACTTCAGTCAAATTTGGGCTTCTGGACCAGTAAACACCAATGTTGTCATTGCCAACAATGTTATATCTACCACCCCAGTTAATACACCATTGGTGTTGGCACCTGGCGGCATAGGAAATATACAAGCAAACGCACATGTTGTTCCAGGTGTTGCTGGAGTCTATACTCTGGGCGGCAGTTCAATGCCCTGGGATAGAACTTACAGTAACTATTTTTACGGCAACGGATTCTTCTTAACTGGAGTTCAAGCCGCCAATGTAACAGCATTGGTTAATGGAAACAGCAGTGTTGTAGTTCAAAATGCCAATGGCGTTATAACAGTAAACGTTAACTCAGTGCCAAACGTTGCAGTTTTTACCAGCACTGGTTTGAACGTTTCTGGAACTATTTCATCTACTGGAAACATCTCTGCTCCGTATTTTATTGGTGACGGTAGCCAACTTTCTAACATTGTAGCCACTGGCGGATCCAGTATCGACAACGGTAATTCTAATGTAAGAATTAATGCCAGCGCCGCTAATGTCACAGTTGGGGTCAGTGGGGTTGGAAATGTCGCGGTGTTTACGCCCACTGGACTGCAAGTTTCAAATTCTATTACCGCTACTACTCTAGTAGCATCTGGTAACATAACTGCTTCAAGATTTGTTGGCAACGGTGCCACTCTTTCAAGCATCACTGGTTCAAACGTCACTGGCACTGTCCCACAAGCGGCACATGCAAACTCAGCCGATGCCGCAAGCCAGGCGTCGTTGGCCAATTTAGCAAGCCTGGCCAATGTTGCAATGGTTGTGTCTAGCAATGCACAACCCAACATAACCAGTGTAGGTAATTTGGTCAGTGTCACAGTGACCGGTAATGCAGCGGCCAACAATGTCAATGTTACTAACCGAATATCTGCTGCCAGTATCACAGTCACTGGTAACATAGTTGGAAGTAATGCTAATTTAGGTAACACAGCGCAGGCAAACTATTTTGTTGGCAATGGTAGTTTGCTGACTGGTATTCAGGCCTCCACTGGATCAAGAATTGAAAACGGTACCAGCAACATAAACATTGCCACTGCCAATGGCAATGCTACGGTTGGAATAAATGGCACCAGCAATGTTGCAACATTTTCTGCCAGCGGGTTGGCTGTAGCAGGCAATGTAACTGCAACCAGATTTGTAGGCGATGGCGGCCAACTATCCAATATCACTGCGGCCAATATCACAGGCAATGTTGCAGTAGCAACCTATGCTGTTGCTGCCGCCAGCGCAGGTTATGCCCTTACAGCCAACACAGTTACCGCAAGTAACCAGCCCAATATTACCACAGTGGGTATATTGAGCTCTCTAAGCGTTGTAGGCAACATTCAAGGCAATTATTTACTGGGCAATGGTAGATTTTTAACAGGCATTGCCGGAGGCAATGGCGGAGGATCTAGCATTGAAAACGGCAACAGTAATGTTGCTATCTCTGTCAGCGGCGGAAACGTTGCAATTGGGGTTGCTGGAGTTGCTAACACAGTTATTTTTGCATCAAACACAGCAACTTTTAGTACCAATGTATCAGTTGCTGGATCAGTTAGTGCTGCTGGCAATGTCAGTGCCTCAGGTAACGTTGCTGGCAACTATATCTTGGGCAACGGAGCACTGTTAACTGGTGTTGTTACCAGCGTGTCAAATATATCGTCAGGCAACAGCTCAGTGTCAATATTGACTCCAGGCGGTAATGTTGTTGTTGATGTTGGTGGCCAATCATCTGTAGCAGAGTTTTCGACCAACGGATTAAGTGTACAAGGCAATGTAACTGCTGAATACTTTGTCGGTAATGTAATTGGAAATATCAGCGGAAATCTTTCGGTACCGGGCGCAAACACTCAGGTACTTTACAACAACAACGGACAAGCAGGTGCCAGCGCAGGCTTTACGTTCAATCAGGCATCAAATGTTTTATCTGTTGTTGGAAATGTAGTTGCCGCTGGTTTTACTGGATCAGGTATTGGGCTCACGTCTACCATGTCAGACAAGGGCAGTGACACCAACAACTGGAATGCCCTGCTGGAAATGGGTACTTATACGGTAAATAGAGTAAACTGGGGCGGAGTTACCGGACCACCCCTTGACAGTTTGGTATATGTAGGGCTATTGACTGTGAGTGCAAGCAATACTGTGCCAGGCGTTGAAGCGGTACAGCAAGTTTTTGCACCCGGAACTGTGGATCCTAACAATATCAAAGTACAATGGATTCGCAATTACTGGTCAGGGTCGTGGACACCCTGGGTAAAAATGGTAAACGATGTACAGCAAATTGACGGTGGTTCGTTTTAACAAGGTAGAGATATGTCAAATACATTATTAATAAAGAGATCAAGTACGCCAAATGCGGCGCCAGCGGTAGGAAATTTAGCCTTGGGCGAACTGGCTATCAATACCTATGACGGACGGCTGTACACCAAGATCGATACTGGCACTGCAAGTGTTTACGAGCTTACGCAGAATCAACCAATCACAGTAACTGGTAATGTAACTGGTACTAGTGTTAATGGCACAGGCAATACTAGCATTGCGCTGACACTGTCTACCACAGGTGTGTCGGCTGGGGTGTATGGCGGTACCACAGGAGCCACTTCCAACATTGGCGTATTCACTGTTGATCAATATGGTCGTATCACCAGTGCTAGCAATGTTGCAATTTCTACATCTAGTTTGGCCAATGGCACAGCAAATATTTCAATATACAACAACGGAAATATTTCTGTTAGTCCGGCTGGCACTTCTAACGTTGCTGTGTTTGCAGCCACTGGTGAATATGTTTCTGGATTGTTAAGTGTTTCGGGCAACGTCACTGGTGGCAATATCAACACCGGTGGTATTGTTAGTGCAACTGGTAATATCACAGGCGCTAATATTTTTGGTGTTAATGCAACGTTAACTGGTAACTTAATTGTAAACACAAGCATTTCAAGTCTAGGCGGTACTGACTTATGGTTGTTGCCAGCAACAAGCACTACACGCAGTTACGGTAACTTAAATCCATTCTTTGCAAACACTTACAACTTAGGTGCATCAACTGCTCGCTGGAACACTGTTTTTGCCAACGTTACTAATTCCATAACTGAAACTGTAACTGGTAACATCACAGGCGGTAACATTTTAACTGCTGGTCAAGTAAGTGCAACTGGTAATGTCACTGGTGGTAACCTAGTGACTGCCGCTTTGGTACAAGGTGCCACAGTAAGTGCCACTGGTAACATCACTGGCGGCAATGTTACTACAGCAGGTTTAATTTCTGCTACAGGTAACATTGACGGTGGAAACTTAAATGCCACAGGGTTAAGTTTGAGTGGTAATGTAGTATCAGCCATTAATTCCATATTTGCTGTAACAACCACTGCCAACATCACCGGCGGCAATTTATTAACAGCAGGTTTGATCAGCGCCACAGGTAATATTACTAGTGCAGGAAACATTGCAAGTGGAAATATTTTAACCGGTGGATTGATCAGCGCCACAGGCAATATCACTGGCGGAAATGTTTCGACTACTAATTTGAGTTTGAGCGGTAATGTACTGACTCCGATTAATACAATTAACAACATTACTACCACAGCCAACGTTGCTGCCGGCGGCATTTTGTCAGACAACTATTATTATGCCAATGGTGCCCCAGTTGATTTTCAACAAGCGGCTGGGTCAAATACTCAATTACAATTTAACAACAACAACGATTTTGGTGCTAGTGCAAATTTAACATTTAACTCTACTACCAATGTTCTTACAGTCACTGGAACTTCAAGTACCACTGGAAATGTAATTGGTGGAAACGTTACCACTGCCGGATTGATATCTGCCACAGGCAATATCACTGGTGGCAATTTGATCAGTGCCGCTGGTGGCAACGTTGTACTTGGCAATGCGTCTAGTGTACTGACTCAAAGCGGCAGCAATGCCAAAGTTAATCTAGCGTCCAGCGTAACGCTTACTCCTGACACCGCGGCTGACCCAACCAGTGGTGTCGTAATTGGCGGCTCAGGATATTTGTTAGCACCCAATGGGTCACGCAATGCTGTATTGAATTATGGCGGTGGCTCAGGCACCATGGGTATTTACACCATCAATGTGTATGGTAATACCGCTACTGCAATTACCAATGGTGGAGCCAATGGCGTAGGAAATATTGGTGCCACTACTGGCCGTTTCAACACAATACATGGCCTGGCATTGGATGTTTCGGCCAATATTACCAGTGGAAATATTTCCACCGGCATTGTTACAGCCACTGGTAATATCACTGGCGGCAACCTACGCACAACAGGGTTGATATCAGCCACAGGCAACATTGCTGGTGGTAATGCTAGCATTGTTGGCAACGTTGCTACAGGTGGTATTCTAACTGACAACTACTACTATGCCAACGGAGCTCCGGTTGATTTCATGCAACCGGCTGGATCAAACACACAGATTCAATTTAACAGCAACGGAGACTTTGGCGCTAGTGCAAACTTTACATTTAATACTGCGGCCAATGTTTTAACAGTAAATGCCACAGCTAACATTGGCAATACTAATGTCACTGGGTTGGTCAGTGCATCAGGTAATGTCACTGGCGCCAACTTTAATACAGCCGGTTTAGTAACTGCTACAGGCAATGTCACTGGCGGCAATTTGATCACGTCAGGCTTAGCAACTGTGTCTGGCAATATCACTGGTGGCAACGTATCCACTGCTGGATCAGTAACCGCGGTAGGCAACGTTGCTGGCGGCAATGTCAGTACCAGCGGGTTAATCACAGCCACAGGCAACGCAACTGCTGGTAATTTTAACACAGCAGGTTTGGTCACAGCCACAGGTAATGTCACTGGCGGTAATTTAGTTACATCGGGCGCTGTACAAACACCCACTGTAACCAACGCTAGTGGTGGCGTAACAGTTTCTACTGGAAGCAATGGCAACATTACACTGTCTCCAAATGGCACTGGTAATATCATTGCAAGTTCTAGATACATTAACAGTGTAGCAGATCCTGTACAAAATCAAGACGTTGCAACTAAAAATTACGTTGACAACATGGTCAGTAGTGGTATTGCTTATCACGAGCCAGTGCTAGCAGCCACCACAACAACATTGGCTTCTACAACCGGTGGTACTGTTACCTACAACAATGGTTCGTCAGGCGTGGGTGCAACATTGACCACCACCGGTGCATTTAATTTAATTGATACTGCCAACGTTCAAACAGCTAATACTAGAATTTTGGTTAAAGATGAAGCCAATGCCGCTTGGAACGGGGTTTATCGTTGGGCAAATGCTACTACAATTATCAGAACAAGCGATGCCGACGAGTACGGACCAAACAGTGCCGAACAGTTAAGTGTCAACGATTATTTCTTTGTTCAATCAGGAAATGTTAACTATGGCAGCGCCTGGGTTGTTAATGCGCCAACTGGTACAATCACGTTTGGTACCAGTAATATTACTTTTGCTCAATTCAGTCAGAGTCAAGTTTACACAGCAAACACACAGGCTGGTTTGCTCCTAAACGGCACAATCTTCAATGCCAAAGTTGATAACATATCAACTGCCTTTGATGGCACCGGTAATATTGTGGTCAAGCCCAGTGCTCAACTCACAACACCAAATATTGGAGCGGCCACAGGTACCAGTGTAAGCCTAACTGGCAATGTAACCGGTGGTAATGTCAATACTGGTGGAATAGTAACTGCCACCGGCAACGTCACAGGTGGTAATTTAACCACCGCCGGTTTGGTCAGTGCAACCGGTAATGTCACAGGTGGTAACATTACAACTGGTGGTGTAGTTAGTGTATTAGGCAACATCATTGGTGGTAATATTTCTACCATTGGCACAGGCAACGTTGCAACATTGATTGTAACATCATTGGCTAACATTACTGCCAATACTGTGAGTACCAGTACTACAACTGGTGCAATGAAAATAGCCGGCGGCTTAGGAGTAGTTGGAAATGTTTATGGCGGAGGGCTGTACTCAGGCGGAGAAGCGGTGCTTACTGTTAATAGTACAATTGACGGCGGAACATACTAATTAAGTTGATTGAACGCTAATGAGCAATACGCTGATTTTAAAACGCAGTGCAACGCCTAATGCGGTGCCCACAGCAGGTCAACTCACTTACGGTGAGTTGGCCATTAACTATCTTGACGGAAATCTTTTCTATAAAAACTCCAGCGATCAAGTTGTTGTAATTGCCAGTAATCAATTTGTTTCAGTGAGTGGAAACGTCACTGGTGGTAATATTATTACTGTGGGTCAAGTAACTGCCACAGGCAATGTCACTGGTAGTTATCTGCTTGGTAACGGTGCTTTTATTACTGGTATCAACACTGGAGATTCATTTGACACTGTTGTTGTTGCTGGCCAATCAAATCTTGTAGCCAATGCGTCAGGAGTACTAAACATTGCCGCCACTGGTTCTACCAATGGTACAACTATAACCACTGATCCTAGTACAGGCACACTTAACATCAGTAGTATCACTGGTGATTTGATATTTCAAAGCGGATCTTATGCTGGCCTGGGTAGCGTAACTGGACCAGCAACTGCCCTCAATGATTTAGGCACAGTAAACGATACCACAAATGATCAGTATGATTTAGGTACATTTTTTTATGATGGCGCCTATATTGATAACACCTGGCTTTACCCAAATTCTATCACTGGCGACAAACTAAATTCCAGTACAAGTATAAGCCTAACCGGTAACATTACTGGAAATTATATTCTCGGCAACGGCGCATTGCTAACAGGTGTAATCACATCTGTAGCAAATATCAACAGTGGATCTAGTAACGTTGCTATTACAACACCAGGCGGCAACGTATCAGTCACAGTTGGCGGCATAGCAAACGTTGCAGTATTTTCAACAGACACATTGACATTAACGTCAAACCTTGTTCCTTCTGCTAATGTAACTTACAGTTTGGGTACAGCCAGTGCAAGATGGAAAGATTTATATCTAGCCGGTAACTCAATTTATCTTGGTAACATACAACTCACAGATTCGGGAAATATATTTGTTTCGCCGAATATGAGTGCTCAAGGAAACGTGATTGCAGGCGGAATAGTCAGTGCCACTGGAAATGTTGTTGGCGGCAACATCATAGGTGGCACACTGGTTCAGGGCACAAACTTCAGCGCATCGGGTATTGTGTCTGCAACTGGTAATATAACTGGTGCTAACATAAATGCTAGCGGAATTATTTCGGCCGCCGGAAACATCACAGGCGGCAATTTGATCAGCGTTGGAACGACAACATCAACTGGAAATATTCAAACAGCCAACAGTATGGTATATGCCAATGCAGCCGGTGCCCCAAAAGTTTACCAATACTACAACGCCGCAACAAATAGCTTGGATACGGTGTTTGTATAATGGCAACAGTTGGATCGAGATTAACATCAAGTGGAGTTTTGTCTATTGCTGGTGAGTTTGATGAAGTCACACGGCCCAGTTTAGGTCTTACTCTCGCTAATCAATTTGCAACAGAATTTGATGAAATCACACTTCAACCATCTTCGTCATCTTTAAATCTCACTACAAATATAGGTCAAGTTTTTGTAGGACCATTTGGCGGTGGCGGCACCGGAATACCAAATGTACCAGTTGAATTGGGTTACAGTTATT